GAAATAACAAGATGTGATGCATCAGAAGCGCCTGTATTAGTGCTAATTGATGAAATAGTATATTCCGTGGACGCGCTTCCTGTAACAAAGAAGGTGTCACCAGCAGCCCAGTTAGCATGACCATTACCATCAAGGTCGGTCAGCTCAAACGATGAAAGAGCTATTGTTGTTGCGGTACCAGCATGGTTACCGGAAAAACCAGCTGTGGAGGTGTCAGAGGCACCTACGAGATTATCATTAAAGTTGTTGGTCCATTTTGGCATATCACTAATATTTAGTCTCTAGAGTTCGGTTTTTTAATCGTCATCATTAGAAATTAGATATCCTTTTAAGGATTGTTCCAATGCGCTAAGGTCTTGAGCAATTCTTGTAATCTTCTTAGTCTCACTGCGCGACACGTCGTTAAACATAGTATCACAGTCAGCATCAGCTAATTGTCGTTGGATTGACCCTTCAGTACCATTGAGAAACTCGACAAATTCACCAACTCTACCAACCCAACTTTCAATTGTACCTCTTTGTGCGGTGTTTTGGTCTTTTCTCCAGCTAACACCTGGATTGTCTTGTACGTCATCGATAGCATCCATTGTGCCTGAGCTAACATCATCAGATGCTGCATCGATTGGCGCCGGTGCTTCAGGAGCATCACTTACCGCAGGTACATCTAAATCGGTAATTTCCGGCTCCTCTAGTAAAACTCTAAATTGCTTCTCAAAATAGTTCATAGATGTAATTATTTATTGTAGTTGAACAGCTTTTCAGCAATAAATACTTGTAAGCATGCCAGAAAAGAAAAATAAATTAGTTCTCGAAGATTTGACAGCATTTCAAGATAAATGGGCTTCTGGTATGTCAGGTCGCGCAGTTGGGCCTCGCCAATTAACGTTGTTAGATTTATTAGGTCGGTCTGATAAAGATCACCAGCACCCTAACAATGTACAAGTTCAAGGTCCAGACATATATGGATCTCAATTAATGGAAGAACTCTTAGGAGACCTCTTTATACAAGCGCAAAAAGTAAAGGACGCGTTACGTACTGCTCAAAAAAGCCCGGTTATTCAAGACAGACGTTCGGCTCAAGCTCAAATAGCCAAGATTATTAAAAAAGCTGGTATTATACAAAAGCTTGTATCGTCAATGGGTACTGATGTTGGTGATTTCAGAGTTGAAAAACCAGAAAAGTAGTATAATATTATAGAGTGATAGACATTATCCGGTCAGTAGTTATTACTTGTATTGTCAGCGCCGCTGTTTCGTGGTTTCTAACAAACTTTAACATTTATTTTTGGAGCGGCTTCGCGTTTATTACCGTGCTTCAGTTTATAGGTTGGTTCGCATTCTCCTATTACACCAAAAGCCAAGTAGAGACAGCCGCATTAGAGTTTCAACAATCGTTGGTTTCCGAAATATCTAAGAACGAAATTATGTTACCATGCACATTTTGTGATCATCCTAATATAGTACCTATAAGCGTAGATCGAGACAATGATTTTGTATGCGAAGAGTGTGACAAAATAAATTCTGTATATATGGAAATACAAGCAGTAGCACAAACACAACCCGTTGACACAACAAAAGGAATTGAGGTAAAGTAGATGGATAATCTTTGGGATACATTTGATACCAAATCCGCCAGTGGAGTACAACCCGTTGGGAAACTACCACCAAGTACAACCTACAAAGAGTTAGCTAATCAAATTGTAGCAATGTACAAACATCACAATGTTGAAGATTATCAGCAGTATAAAAAGGGTAAGACACTAACGCTAACGGAGGATCTGGATTATACTATCTATCTTACACATACAATACGGTTAATTATGCAGTGCGTTCGCGAGGAGATGCAAAAAGAAGATGATATTGAAAAGCGACAAGAGCAGCTTATAAAAATTTCGGCAATGGAAAAGGCTTTTCTGTCACTTTCAGATTTATTGAAATCATATGATTTTAAGCTTGACAAAAAATCGGTAGCTATTATACTTCATGGGTACTTAGACGATAGTTTAAGGAACATTTTTAGAGAATATGAAAGCAATAAACGCACTTAATATTGATGTTAACGAAAAGGTTAACGTAAACGATACCGAAGATATGACTTTATACGAGTTCGCGCGCTGGACGTCGCTACTTCGAGGGATTGAGCTAATCGAAGGTAAGGCCCGTCAGTTAAAAATTAATTTAGAAGATGATAAGACGTGGATTAAGCCGTTAGCGCTTCAAAAATATATTGACGAAGAGACTCCAAGTGTAGTTGCTGAAGTAAAAGTGTTAATTGACAACGAAGAAGAATAATGCATTACATTATTGGCACAGAAATTTTGATCCCAGAGCAACGTGCAATGGGAAACTCAGGTATTCAACCGGTAAACTCAACTCAAGTACAAAAAAGGAATAAAGGTATTGGCCCATTCCAACCAGGCGTTCATTATCGGCTGTATAATATTCGTGTAAACCGTGATACAAACAAATTACAGTATACATTCGAGTGTAGCCATGGTGAGCCGTTGATCGTACCATTCGAAAGTGTTGAAGAGGCTGAGAAATATATTTCAGCAGCACGAGGTGAATCGTTACCTAGGAAAGATCAGGTATCTATTAATAACGATACACGTATGATTTAATAATAGTCGCCGTATACGTCGTCGCCATCATTAACATCTGTATAATCGAATGTTTTCTTAGCTTCTGTGTCGATATCATCAACAATCTTTTTAGTTTCTGTTTGAGGATTAGTGTATCCTGAAAGCCTTCCAGAGAAGCTGTTGTCATATACTTGATCAGAAACTTTTTCAGCAGTTAATCCTGGCTCGAATGTGTAGTCTAAACGTTTAGCTTTAACTTGCCAAACGTAATGACCGGCTAATGGGTTAATTGCATCAACTTGTTGATCTAAACGTTCAGTAATTTCAAATGACTTACCGCCTCTGTCTCCAGGCCTGTCGTCGCCGTATTCAGTTAGTGTAAATATGTCGCCTGACTTAGGTTCTGTAACTTGTTCTCCTGCAACTGATAAAGAACTCATAGTTGTCGAGAATGTAGATATGGATAACCACCCAGTTATATCATCATCCCCTTGTAATCCAAACTTAGACAGTAAAATTGAACCTTCATTCAATGTAAGTAGCATAACCGTTTTAATAGCGTTGTGATAACTACCAGTTGGGTGCTCACCGTATACCATATCATGACCTGAAGTAGAGTAATTATATACAAAGTATTCAACTTCTTGACCGTATAGGTTTATCTGCTCTTTATAATAACCGTCAAAGTTAGACCGTTCATTAGAGTTATTGCCTTTATCGGTAAACCTAAACGTTTCATTTGTATAGTACGGTTTCATTATTTTTCTAGGCAGTATGCTTTATTTTGAGGGTCAAAGTATAACATAATACCACTTGTACCGAGAAATTTAGGGTTATGTTTTAACAGACCAGTGTTAATTTCATTTTTGTCCATACTATATTTTGGTATAATATAGTTTAGATCAGCTTGGGACAAAATAACCTTTCCAGCTGGTTTTTCGCGCAATGTTTCTATCTTGTGATTAAGGGACGCGTCAACTTTATGCATGTCAGGTACAAAATTTTGATGTAATCGACCGCCGCCTGTGCCCCATTTTTGCTGTCTTTTACCTCTCTCTTGCTTCTCACCAGCGCCCATAAATTTTTGTACACTTTTAGGTAACGCATACACATCCTTAAATGGTTTGAGATCTTCTTCTACCGGTTCATCATTAACATTTTCAGAATATATCTTATCATACGCTTGAGTTATAGAGTTAATTAGCATTCCCATTGCACCGGTATTTCTAAGCTCTTTGAACGCTAAGTTCTCTACCGAAAATTCACCTTCATTTTCAAGACCGCTTTGCCTCATTCGTTTTATTTTCTTTTTTAACAAATTACCTTTATTGTAGTACTGTTCAGCTTCTTCAGGCGTAATGTCTCCAGAGATTCTTTCATGTAATTTTTTAATTGTACTAATTATAGTTTTAGATTTCTTTATAACATCACGCTCGTCTATTTCCGGTGGCGACCAAGTCGGTTGTTTTATCCATTTATCATTTAACACTGAATATAACCCCGACGCTATATGCGGTTCATCTGTATCTTGAAAATACACCTCAACTTCATGACCCTTTATGACTATATTGTGCCGTAAATTCCACATAAACCGCTTACCGTCTAAAGCTTGCTTTACTAGATCTTCATCATCATTGAGCTTATTAAATTTAAGAAGTATATGCAGATCGATATCCGAATATTTGGTGTAGTTATAGTTGGCTAACGACCCTGTAAGTTGAATATCATCAATAACACTAGATGTAACATCAGTTTCAGCAATAAAATCGTTTACTATTTTTAATAGTTTTGATCTTATGCCGGAATTAAACGATGATTCGTTATCCCATAGACCGGGATGTAGATCCTTCTGGTAATAGGTATTCTCAACGTATGGATATAACTGATCGAACAGCATTTCTACTTATATTTATGAAAAAAATCCCCTGCTACCACGCAGCAGGGGGGTGACAATAATGTTTTATAAAAGATTATTTGTCTTTAGCCTTACCAACATTTAATGCAAGCATGTCAACGACACCGTAAACTTTCTTTACAATGCCATCATCCTTAGGAGTCGGTGTGAGCGCAGCAATTGCTGATGCAACCGAAACAATACCTGTTAAAATAGCGACAAGGTCACTCTTGTGGGCGAGAACCCAATTTAATATATCTGCCATAGCATAATTATTTAGTCTTTTAAGAGACTATTTAATATATTATTGAAGTCTGTATATGGCACATCAGAATACCCAAGAGCCATTGGTAATTTAATGTCACCGCCCCTGTTTTGCTTAATTCTCTTATCGAATACCTTCGTTCCCATAAGAGATCCTACTGTACTTATGGAAAACGCTGTAGCTTTTTGCATCGCAGAAAATTTATCACAGCTACGTACGATTTTTTCGTAAGTTCTAGTAGTATCCCCCGCAGTAACGTCTGATCTTAATATAACTAGGTCAGAATCGTTCTTGTCCCCGGAGCAACCGGTTTCGAAAACCTTTTTCATAGTGTCAGAATCTAATTTACAATCGTTATGTAGAAATTTAACAATGTCAATGTGACCTGGATATCTAAATGTCTTATAAGAACAGTTTTTAACGCCACGATTCTTCATACTCATTAATGTATGCGACACTCCACCTGATGTATAAAAGGCTTCCAGTTCACCTAACCCTGTATTTACATTTACAAGGCCTGACATACCCTTAACAGTAACTAATTTACCACCTCTTAGTACCAAACAATCATCAACATATTCATTGATCAATCCATCTATTGACCATGTTACCATATAATTCATTACATTACGTTTTACTACAGGTAACCCACCGACGTACATGTTAATGTTATCTATATTAGATAGCCCACACGCTAAATGTTCCGTAACAATGTTAATCCATCCAGGAGCAAGGCCTAGATCTGTAAATACCGGTGCTGTTGCCTTCTCTTTTGCAAATTGATTAATTTCTTCAGATACATCAACTCGCCCACCAAGGTCGCAGTACCGTATATTGTTTGTTATACAATATTTGGCAACAGGTAGCAATTGATGATAAGGTAAACTGCATACAACGATATCTGGGTCTGTGTCTCGAAGCAATTTCTTAAACGACTTGTCGGATTTCAAATGTACAAACGTATAGTCTTTAACAAGACCCTTAAGTTTGTATTCTGCAGGAACTACATCGGCACATATAAGTTTATATCCAAGTTTATTCATTGCATATGCAATGCATTGACCCATCCTACCTAATCCAAATACGACAGCTTTCATTATCAATTTTTATTTAGACATACCTTGAGGAAATGCTATATCTTCTCCATGGTTAACAGTCCATGACATTGTATGAGTTACAGCTTGCCAGGTTTTAGCTGCAGACGGAAAGCCATTACCGCTCTTCTTTACTCCTCCAAACGATAAGTGGCTTTCCGCTGCAATGGATCCTCCATTCCAGTAACACATACCAGTATCGCAGTTATCTCTACAGTAACGTGCAATGCGGTAATTGTTAGTTAGAATGCCAACTGCCAATCCATACTCTGTATCATTATAAATTCTTACCCCATCCTCTACAGTATCAAACGGTATTAATGCAACGTGAGGACCAAACACTTCATTTCTAAGATAAGGAGCATCACACCCGCGCCATTCAACCTTATATACCGTTGGTGTAACATAATAAGTACCATTTTCGCCAGTATATTCCGGTGATAATAATACTTCAGCTTGAGTGTCTCTTAATACATGGTCATTATAACTTCGAACTTTTGCAAATCCTTGCTCATTAATAATAGGGCCGTAGTACATATCTTCATTTACTGACCCATCTTTATTAAACGGATTACCTGTCTTTATTTCTTTAGCTTTTGCAGCGAACTTCTCACAAAACTCATCATATACACTTCGCTGTACAATCATTCTACCAGATGATACACAACGCTGACCAGATAACTTAAATGCACTAGCGATAGCTGCATCTACTGCCATATCGATATCAGCATCATCAAAAACAATACAGGCAGATTTACTACCCATTTCACAACTAGTTGTTTTATGCCAGCTTTCAGCAGCTACTTTACGAATTAACTGACCTACTTCAGCACTACCGGTAAAGCAAATATGATCCACACCGGCTCTACAAAGCCAGTCACCTGTTTCACCTTTACCGTGAACAACATTCATAACACCAGCTGGTAAGCCTGCATCATGATAAATCTGCATTGCCAGATGTGTAGATAATGGAGCATCTTCCGAAGGTTTAACGACAACTGTATTGCCTTCAACTAACGCCGGTGCTGCGTTCCAAAACATTCCAATAGCTAGCGGGAAATTAAACGGAGTAACAATTGCAATAACACCTTTTGGTTTGCGAACCATATATGAATCTTTTTCTGGTAGTTCAGATGATACAATATCACCTGTTGGTGTCCTTCCCGAACCAAAAGCAAATTGAGCCATGTGTAAAGCTTCGTTTACTTCAGCAATAGATTCGTTATAGTTCTTGCCTGTTTCTTTAGAAATAGCAGTTGCGAGAGAAACCTTACGCTGTTCAACAAGTGTTGCAACATTATTAAGTATTTCTGCTCGTTCAAGCCTACTCTTTGATTTCCATTCTGTAAAAGCAACTTTTGCACAATTAACTGCTACTAATACTTCGTCTTGTGTCGACAACGGAAATGTACCTAACACTTCCCCAGTAGCAGGGTTAATATTGTTGTATTCTTCAGTTGTGAAATCCGCTCCCTCAACGCCAATACGGTGATGAATGAATTCTCCGTTTATGTAATTTCCGTAATCTGTCATGATAATTCTTTTGTACTGTTCATTAAATCTTTAACATTATCTTCACAAAAACCGTCACCTTCTCGCGAGATTAATTCGTAGATAACACCGGTTAGTTCAGAAGGTTTTGTGAATACTTGAATAAGGCCCGGGCATGTCATAGGCTCTTCAGAAAGGAACTCGGCATATCCTTTTTCTTTCCATTCGTTCATAGTTTGTGCCACATTATCACACTGATAAGCAATATGATGAATGCCGCCCACCCCGCCGCGAGCAGCAACCCAATCACCAACAATAGATCCCACAGGACCATCACTAACAAAGATTTCACACGGTGCATGTAATGAAATATCTTCCTCTTCATAATCTTCTAAACATAAAGTTGTAAATTGAGACCATTCTTTAGTTTCTCTTGGTCGCTTTTCTGGTGGAACCAAAGCTAAGCAGTCTGCTTTTGAGCCGTCATCGAATTCTATTTGAAATTCCGTACCAATGGTATATCCTAAAGCCGCTTTTAAGAATTCAGCTGTCTTATATCTGTCTTTAACTCTATACGCGATATGATCCAGTCTCATTAAGATATATTAGCTTCATGCGCCGCAAAATCAATAAATATAAGTATGAGCCAAGATACAGAATGTACATGTAATTGTGGACCTACTCCAGGTCCATGGGGTCCAGGTCAGGGATGCTGTGATTGTAAATGTCAGCATTGTAAGCACTGCAGCGAAGATTGCGCTTGTGAGTGTCACGATGAAGACTCGAAAGATAGTAAATGTTTATAAATAAATATAGATATGCATAACGAACACGATTTAATCTGGGAGAGCTACCAGAAAGTTAATGAGAACATACCTTTGCAGTCGCAACAAGGGCTTGATCTTCACAAGCAATTAAAGCCATTAATATATGCTGTTAGAACATATCGTGATGCTGGTGTTCGTGACGACAACGCAGTAAGTGTACATGTAAATGATTTGCTCAAACAAGGTGTGCCTCATGAGAACATTAAGCATGTACTTAGTCAAGCTTATTCAGAAGAAGATATAGCTGGTTTTCTTAATCTTCAGCGGTAGCAGGTAATGCACCAGCATACCAACCTTCAGGTAGTTGCATCTTGTTCTTAGACAATACCCATTCACCATCTTTAAGAACATACACCTTACCGGATACATTTGGTCCAATACGTACAATTTGAGCTTGAGTGTCTACGAAGACAACCTTAGTGGATCCACAACCCATAAAAAGAACTGCGGCGCTAGTCAGTAGAAGAATCTTTATTGCTTTCATCTTTTGATTTCTTTTCTGCCTCTAGTATACGCTCACGCCATGCATTTTTCAACTTCTCAGGCGTTTTATCTGCGTTTGATGCTTTGGTGTCTTTTTTAATTTCACCAGAAAAGAACTCTAAAAGAGCAGCAAACAATTGTTTAAGCCATAACATATGATTATTTAATAAAAAAAGCCCGGCTCAAGGCCGGGCTACTAATTGAAGGAACTGTTATTTTAATTAGTGGCTAAAAGCGTTACCGCCTTTAACGTTACCTACTTTGTTACCCTTACCAGTCATATGGGCAACCGCGTCTTTAGCAGCTTTGGGCTTGCCACCGTCTTCTTGACCACCAGCATCGCTGCTTGCTGACCCGCCGTCAGTGCTAAGTGCAGCTTTGTTATTTTTGCCGGTTAAGTGACCAACAGAGTCGGGGGCTGCCTGGAGCTCAACGTGGCTCTCTGGCATTTCGAGGTCGTCCTCTCCCTCGGTATCTTCAATGTCTTCAATGTCGCCCATGTCTTCGTCTTCGCCACCGCGAAGCTCGTCTAGGATACCTTGAAGCTCGCCGATGAGGGATTCGAGCCGCCCAGCGACATCGCCGCCTTCACCCATGTCTTCATCGCCGTTCAGGTCCATGTCGTCGCCGCCCATGTCCATGTCATTGCCGAGGTCGAGATCGAGGTCTCCACCCATTACATCTTCGAAAAGTTTGTCGAAACTGGTTTGATTAGATTTTTCCTTCATTGTAGAATTATTTATTTTGCTGGCCTCATTTTTTACAGCCTTTTTACTACTTTTTACCGGGTGCGATAAATTTTCTTCATTATACGCTGATTTACCTTTCTTATCTTTTTTGGTATCATTCTCAACGTCTTCGACTCCTTCAGCAGCTTCAGGTCCCGAATCTTTAATCATTTTATGGCCAGCATCTTTGCTGAACGCACCATTATCAGCTTTGGCGTCCACCGCAACGTTCTCGTTTAATTGTGACTGTTCCGGTTTTTCGCTAATGTTATCGGAGTATATGTCTCCTAAATCTTCAAAATACTTGCTAGACATGTAAATACTTATTAATATTGATGCCCTTTTATGAACAATCAGTCAGATAAAAATTACTATCTAGGCAACAAAAAGTTACCCAAATCTACAGCTGAGTTCGATTGGACACCGAAAATGGTGAACGAACTTAAGAAATGTAAGAGGAATATATTATTTTTTGCTGAGAATTTCTTTTATATTGTGAACCTAGACCGCGGTAAAGAGAAAATTAAACTATTCAAATGCCAAAAACGCGTATTACGTAGTTTACGAGATCATAGATTCGTAGCACTACTAGCATCCCGTCAGATTGGTAAAACCACGTTAATGACAATATATTGTCTGTGGATTGCATGTTTTGAAGACGATCAACGTATCCTTATTGTAGCTAACAAAGAGCAGACAGCCAAGAACATATTCAAAAGAGTGCGGCTAGCTTATGAGATGTTACCAAACTATCTTAAACCCGGTGTTGTTGAATATGGTCAAACGTCACTAGTGCTATCAAACGGCTCTAGTATTGGTATATCCACTACATCGTCAGATGCAGGTCGTGGTGATTCCTGTAATGTGTTGGTATTGGATGAGCTTGCATTTATTGACAATCATTTAGTTGACCCCTTTTGGAAATCGGTATTCCCTATTATCTCATCTTCAAAAAAATCTAAAATCTTTATCGCTAGTACCCCTAATGGCTCCGATAATTTGTTTCACAAATTATACACTAATGCTGATAAAGGTGTATCTAATTGGAAAGCAGAGCGCGTAGATTGGTGGGAAATACCCGGTCGCGATGAAGCATGGAAAGACGATACTATTAAAGCCCTTGGTTCAATGGAAGCATTTAATCAAGAATTTGGAAATGTGTTTATACAAACAGGCGAGTCAGCTATTGACGACGCTCTCTTTGACCAATTAAAACAAGAATGTTCAGAACCTGAGTATGTGTTTGATGAAGGTTCCTATTTGTTGTGGGAAGAACCAAAACAGGACCACATATATACAGTGGGTGTTGATGTGGCGGAAGGTATTGGTGACAACGCGTCTGTAGCACAAATATTAGATATAACGGATTTGACTAATATAAAACAGGTAGCTGTTTATCATAATAATAAGATATCCCCATATAACTTTACTACTAAATTAAAAGAAATTCTTCAACATTGGGGATCACCACCTGTAGCAATTGAAAGAAACAACTGTGGTGCACAGGTTGTCGATAATTTACATAATTTACACTCCTATTATAATATGGTTAACTTTGCACCTAATAGTACTACCAAAAGGAGTTATGATACTCGTTTAGGGGTCACTGCTCATACTAATACCAAATATAAAGGTGTAATAAACATGCGATATTGGATCAACCAATTAAATGTTATCCGATTCAAAGATGTACGTACATTAAACGAATTGAAATCATTCGTAAGGTATCCAAATGGTACTTGGTCTGCAAGAAAAGAAGCGCAGGTATTTGATGATAGGGTTATGAGTTTAATTTGGTCCTTAATTTCCCTTGAAGGTACAATTACTGAAAAATACTATGATATTGTGAAGCGAGATGATAACGGTAAACCGCTAATCATTAAAAGCATGGATTACGGTATTAAAGAATTCGTTAATCCGCTTTCAATGTACAGTAATGAAAAGGAAGTTGGATTAAATAATCCAAACCCAGTTGTGTTCGGTACTAATGAGGCAGTCGATGATGACATATCACAATTAGAACAGATGGGATGGGTTATGATGGGTGATAAACCTGATGCAGGAGACAATACATGGCTGACAACTTAAATCAAGCAATGTTAAATAAAGCGCGGAAAGATAAATTTATCTTATCTTTCACCGTCCCTGGATGTCTAAAGAAGATTGCTGAGAAAACAGATCGAGGCACATTCCATAAAAGCGACAATTCAGTATTACCCGATAAAATACAATATTCGGTTCACGGAGCTGTTGTACCTACTGTTAGTGTACCTTCAGTTGACGTCCCATATGCTGGCCAACATCTTAAAACATCAGGCCACGTTCGAGACGCATATGACGACGTGACGGTAAGTTTTACTGTTGATAATCAGTTTAACAATTACTGGTACATATATAAATGGCTAGATATTTTGAACGATGATAGTACCTCTGTTTATGATAGTAAGGGTATTGGCAATACACATCATCTACCATACCCTGGAGCAGATGAGCTTGCACCTCAATCTTCAAGATTCGTTCATAACGACCCTAAATTGATGGAAGATTATCAAACTAATTTTTCTTTATATGGGTTAAACGAATATAACAAAAATTCGGTAGAATTTACATATATCAATGCTTTTCCAGTATCGTTAGGTAATATTGATTATAGTTACCGCGACTCAAGTGAGATTGATTGCTCCTTTACCTTCAGTTTCTCACAATTATTAGTTAAATTGCTTTAGCTCTATAAAAATTGTTGTCAGATACAATAAATAATTACGACTATGGCACTTAAAAATATTTCATCACCAGGCGTACAAATTAGCGAAGTAGACGCAACAGGCGGCGCTTCGTTTGCAGGCGGAACAAGCGTTCTCATCCCGGGCTTTGCATCACAAGGACCGGTAGACGAGGTATTCGCAGTTGGCAGTATGGGCGAATTTGAGCTTATCTATGGTAAGCCAACAAACTCTGCAGAACGTTACTTTTATCAAACAGCGAAAGCGGTATTCAATAGCGCTTCAACAGTATTAACCACTCGCTTACCATATGGCTCCGGTAGCGGTCTTGGCGTATCAGATAAGTATACTGCTCTATTCTATCCTGTTTTCCCATATCGCTCAACCGATGGTGCTAATGTTGGTGGCTCTAATGAAACAGTTAATATGAGCGTTTCTGGTGGCGCTGCAGGTACAGCTGGTATATCACTTTCAAGTAATGGTGTAAGTACATATTTGCTTGGTAAGCCACAATTAGTCGAACTTACAAGAACACAATACCAAGATTTGCAACAAGGCAACTATACTTGGTCTGATAGTGTTAGATTTAACTACAAATTCACATCAGACAGCTCTACATGGGGCCAAGCTGGTATGATTGTAACAAATACCTCAAGAACAGCCATTAATGACAAGTATGAAGGTTACTACGTAGCAATTGCTGACAATACTCAGCTTAACCCTGCTACTAACTTCACATCTGTTAAGAAGCATTTCACAGTAAATGAGCAAAGCCAAGACTTAACATTGGAAGTGCCAGTTGCTCGTAGAAACTTCACGCTATCCGGAACACCGACAAGTAATGATGACAGTGTTTCAGAAGTATTAGAAGGTATTGCCTCGTTTGACATTTCCGGCAACGAGTTCAAAGACACTTTAACACTTGGCTTATTCAAGCTTAAGACATCCATCTTTAGTACAGACGTTCTCAAGTTAGATTATGTTCTTGCTGAAAGCTACCTCGGTTCGCTTGATGCATGGCGTAAATTGCAGAACCCAGCCGGTGGTAACCCATTAACATTCTTCTTAGGTGATGTCGAAGACGGTTCACCAAACATTGAAGTGTTTGTTAACCAGCACCTTTCGTATTCCACAGGAACATGGATGGATAGCGCTGGTAATACACCGCTCAAGTCTGTAAGAGTTTTAACTGATCAGTTATATACTGACTCTAGCAACGTCTCATTGTCCGGTAACGGCGGAGTATCTAAAGCTGCTTTAGATGACCTTCGCAGACAAACAAATAACTGGGGCGGAGGATCCGTTGGGTTTACAACAGATACAACATCTGTTAGTGGTGCTGATGCATTAATTCCGCTCGGTACATATCAGAAATCTAACCCAACTACAAAAGAAATTGGTAGTGTACCTGAGAAGTTGGAAAGATTGTTCAGAACAATTGATAATGTTGACCTTGTTAACATTGACATTAGTGTTGAAGCGGGACTAGGAACCATTTACACTGGTGCTCAATGGAATCAGACTTACGGTCCTGCGAACTTCCGCGGAGATACATTTGACGATGAAATCACAGTTAATATTGGTGCCATTGATCACGACAATGACGACAATACAACAGGATTCTATCAGATTAGTGACGATGCAGAGTTTGCTGCTGAACAGTTAGCGATTAGAGACAATTACAGAGCAGTCTTTAATAAGTTTGACGATTTCGCACAATTTAATAGAAAAGACCACTTGCATATTGCAGATGCTCCAAGATATCTGTTCGTGCAAGGTATTAACCAGAAAATAATGGAAGACAAGCGTAATACATTTACGCAAGCAGTCTACTGGCCACTCCGTCATGTTTACGGTCACGCCAATTCGAGTTACTCGACAGTATTCGGTAACTGGGGTAAGTGCTACGAGAGTAGTACTGATAAGATGATGTGGTGTCCGTTCTCTGGTTATGCTGCAGGGGCAATGTCCAATAACGATGCGTCGTTTGGACCATGGTATGCACCAGCTGGATTTACTAGAGGTAGATTCGGTGGTCTAATTGATTTGGCGGTCATACCGTCACAAAAACACAGGGATCAATTATATCGGATTAATGTTAACCCGGTAACACAGTTCCCAGGAGAAGGAATGGTAATCTTCGGTCAGAAGACATTCTTTAGAAAGCCGAGTGCGTTTGATAGACTTAATGTACGTAGGTTGTTCTTGTACCTCGAGAAGATGGTTCGCAACATTATGAAATATTATGTGTTCGAGCCTAACACCTTGCTAACAAGAACGGCAGTACTTAACGAGTTAACGCCACGGTTTGAAAACATCAGGGTCAATCAAGGTATGTATGACTTCTTGATCGTCTGCGACGACAGAAACAATACACCTACTACGATTGATGCCAATGAGTTGGTGGTTGACATTTACGTCAAACCAGTTCGTGCCGCTGAGATCATATTGGTTAACTTCTACGCAACTAGAACTGGCCAGGACTTTAGCGAAATCGTTAGTTAACATTAAATAATTACAAGTTATGCCACAGACACAAAAAATTAAAGACTTCTACACGGTTGCGCAAGCGCGCGACTTTACACGACAATTCCAGTTCAGAGTCTCTAAGATGACTGATCGGGGAACAGACGTCCTCACGCCAGACGATCTTGTTTATGTTACCGCGGCTGAATTGCCGGCGCGTACAGTAAACAACATCGCTGTACCGTACATGGGACTTCAGTTCAACGTACCCGGTGCTGCTTCTTATCCTGGTTCGGATGGTTACCAAATTACATTCCGTTCCGATATGGAGCAAGTTATTCGCAGAGTATTTGAAAACTGGCAGAGAGGTGTTTTTGACGACAGAACCTCCACAGGTAACTATCGTATCAATGCTACTTCTCGTATTGTTTTAGACTTGCTAGATAATAGCTTCAATACACAGCGTCAATACGTTCTTCACGGTGTATGGCCACAGCAGGTAGGTAATATTGCTTACGACTTGACTGGCAACGGCGACGTACTTACGTTCCAAGCCACAATGTGTTATCAGTACTGGACACGCGGTATTATCGAGTAATATTAATATACAGCATAGCTTGAGTTTATCCGGTAACCTTAGGGTTATCGGATAAATATTTTATATGGATAATGCTGGGCCAATACAACAAGGGCAATTCGTCGGCAACGCACGCGGGAAATTCGATCCATCAGTCATAGATGGAGCACGACGTTTTCAAGCGGGAAATCTGCCAAATGCACAGCGGTGGTACTGGCCAAGCGGCGCGCTGCAGGCAATGGATGTTACCGACTCCCAGCCGAACAGATCGTGGGATCGCAAAGTTCAACGTTCAAATGCATATCAAAACATTTCAGAATTTGTACAAGGAATTGCCGGGCCAGGTACAAAATCTCCAATATGGAGCAATATTACAACAGGCAATTCATCGCCTATTAATGTTAGAGCAAGCTTTTTTGATGTTTTGCAAAAATGGGAAGCAGCTATACCGTTAAATGAACTCTGGATGGTATTCTTTACAATACCACAAATTGTTACTGATGAAGCTATGAGCGATTGGGGCGAAAATTCTATAGTTAAACCAGTACAAGAAACCGGGTCGATTAATCAAAGCAAAGCAATGCTTACTAAACCTGAATTTCAGCAACATATAGGATGCGCGTTCGCCCAAACCGTCCAAATACCGCCAGAACAAATAGCTATTGATCAAGTTGGTATACCAAATAGTAGAGGATTTTTATCAGGTCCAGTTATACAACAACGACAACGTTTCGCGTCTCTCAACATTGAGTTCTTAGAAACGAATGTTTCTTTTGTTGACTTTTTAATTAGACCGTGGGCTATATTAGGTTCACACTTCGGTGCTGTAGCGAGACAGGACGTTAAAATACGTACTAATGTAATGTTAGTAAACTTCGCAAAGGCAGGAGTAGCCGTCCATCCAGATCCGGTAACAGCCCGCTATATGGCTAATGAAGAGTATAGTGAAACATCTTTTGATTTGAAAAATACTCGTGGATTTGTACCTCGAAAGATTTGGATGTTTGACGGTTGTCAACCTATCAATATTAGCCAGGAACGGTACTCACATACATCTGAAGGTTCAGTTGATCGCCGAGACACAGAATGGATATTTAAGAAATATCAGGTTATGTTACCTGATCAATTAGCAAGCACTTTCAATCAGGTACAACAAACTGAAAAACAAGATGTTGAAAATCTATACAAACATGATATTCCTAGCCCTGTGAATGATCCAGAAAAGGAGTCTGCAACATATTGGGGTATAAATCGTGGAGGTCAATCTGAATCGCAGTTAACAACTAAAGACGCGGAAGGTGAGTATATACATCAATCACAGGCAAATCCAGTAAATGCTGCAAACTTAGAAAATGCAGCTGCAGAGGCTGCTAAGTATTGGAGCGGGCTAGATTACGATCCTGCTTCAGAAACAGAGTACGTTGTTATAGATGGAGTTAGACAGCTAAGCCCGGAACAAAAGAAATGGGTCCCTGGTAAGCCGTTATCTAGTGGCGGTTATTCAAAGGACGGCGGTCAACCGAGAACATTAGCTGATTATAACTCAAAGCTTAAATCTGCCACAAAGCAAGCTAACACGACGATTGATCAGCAGCTCGCTGGTGAGGATGAAGTAACTCGCCGCTACATGGCTAACGAAGAGTATATAGATCATGATAAGATTAATGCTAATAGGCGTACACTAGAAACGTCTCACGGCATACAAGGCAATGATGCATTAAACCCACTTCCATCAGTTCAAAAGGCAGCTAGAGATTATGGAGCTGGCCCACCGCAACGTTATGGGTTAAACCCAGTAACGGCTCGTCGCGGTTCAGATGTGTTTAGTTTACTTTTCGGCATATAATAGTAAATATACTATGTGACCGAATTCGTATTTCCAATAAACATTTTTAGCAGAGATATTCCTCAAAATTTCCGCGAATTCAAAAATAAGCATTATAAAGATATGGTTAAAACCATTCTTATAGAAGACAATAAAGTCTTCGAGCGGTTTGTTGATAATTTAATTAGCGAGCTTTGTGCAGATAAGGATTTCAACACGAGTATACTAACTGGTATAGATAAACTGTATATCATGCTTATACTAAGAGCTCAGTGCGTCTCCCATGAAATAACATTCACATCAGAAACAACTGACGATGAGAAAGCTCAAGTAAAAATACCTGTTAGTATGGCAGAAATTATTGAGACGTTGGGTGGGTATGAACTTGAATATACATATACAGTAACCGATGGTAAAATTAAAATAGACGGTACTTTACCTAAAGGGTTATATTATGAAGACGTATATGACGTAGCTGCAGATACTTTGAGCTCAATTACATTTAATGGTACAGTTACTGATGTAACAAAAATCAGCTTACAAAAAAAGAGAAATATACTTTCAACATTGCCGTCATTTGTTCTCCCTGAAATATTAACATACATTCAAAAGCAGGATGAAATTGTTAAAGAAAAGCCTATTATATCAATTAACACGCAAAAGAAACTACCCTTTAATACTAAGTTTGATATGCATTTATATAATGGTACAATTCCTGAAATTATAAAAATGCTCTTCAATACACAGCTCAAAGAATTCTATAATAACGAATATATTTTAATGAGACGGTTCAAATTTAGTTACGAAGCTATACAAGAATGTACTCCATTAGAGTTGGCAATGTATTATGATATTATACATTCTGATATTGAACGAGAAAAAGCAGAACAAGAACAACAGTCAAAAGGCGGTAGTTTAGATCCAGCTCCTAGTGCAATGGCCCCAGAATCGGGTTGAAAAACAGACCTAGGTACGTAAATAGTTTTAATGAGCACTGTTAGTGTTAAACCCACAGATACAACGGAGTCAGTTAACTACGTTGACGTACTTAAGAATATTGAAGATTTTTACACGGAAAACACCGTGGCAGCATTTTGTCCAACAACGGGCTCTACACTTAATTATAAGCCGTTAACAGTTGAGCAATTAAAGAAATTCATCGAGCTCCAAGTCGCAGCGACAAAAGACGAATACGGTGTATTACCGGGTCTCGAGATTGTCAATGAATTAAACAAAGTTATTACAGATAACAATTCCGACCTGGGAGAGAAGCTATTAGACGCATTAACCATTATTGATCGCGACTCTGTGCTAGTACAATTAAGAGCAAATACTAAGGCTACAGCTGACGTAGTTCTTCAAGATGACATTACAGAAACAATTGATTTATCAGAAATTGTCAAATCGATTAAAAGCGGCAAATTACCTGCAAAGCTTAAGACAAGAAAGAAAACATTTACGTATGATTCTGGATCTATAACGCTCAATATTAAATTACCGACATTACGTAAAGATGCAGAGATTAACAATAAATTTAGAAAGCGCGTTTTACCAAAACTTCAAAAAGGTAGAAAGCAAGTTGAAAAAGACCTTGATCAAATTATGAGCCAGGTTTATTTCTTAGAAATTTGCAAATATATTGATACATTGGAAATTAAAAAAGGCAAAACAGTTAATACTGTTAAGTTTAGTGATATTGATACATTTGATCAGAATTTCTTACTTCTCGAAAAATTACCAACACAAATCGTAACAGAAGTGTCAGATTTCATGTCATCTGTACGCAAGTATAGAGATGAAGTTTTTTGTTATGAAAATAGCGATGGTAAAACAGTTCCTCTTGATATTGACATTGCTTTATTTGCCGGAATTTAAGTATTTTCACTTAAATATTTGTAGAGTAATCCGGTATGGCGAAAGATGCTAAACAACAAGCCGAAGAACTCGTCAACCAAAATAATCTGTTAATTAATAAGCTTCTAGGTAAGTTTAGTGATTTTTTTACTGGCGAGGCTAAGGAGAAGAAGCAGGAGAGGGCTGTTGCTAAAGGTGCAGCACCTGAACGTGCGTCTTTTCGTCAAACTTCATATACTGTTCAAACCGGTATCAAGCGCGGCTCAACAATTGTAGGTCCTGGTGTATTCTGGGACAAGCTATTCGCAAAGTTAGCACCTGGTGATGATGGAGAGGATCCAATACCTAAAAAATTACCACCATGGTGGAAAGATTTGCTAGGTCCAGCATTATTAATTTTAGGTGGATTAGCTGCTTTTATAAAAGGCATCATGACCGATGGACCTCTCAAAGGATTTTTAGCTTTATTAGCTAAAGGAGGTATAATGGGAGGTCTCCAACTATTATCAAAAGTCTTAGGTAGAGCTGTAGGTGCAGCTGTTCGAGGTCTCGGGGCAGTTTTTGGAGATGACGCTGTAAAAGGTGTACTACAATCGCTGCGGTCAAAAGTTGGAGCAATTTTTAAGCCAGTAAGTAGATTCTTTTTGAGTACGCTGCCTAAATTTTTTATTCGATTAATCGCACCTGCGCTTAAATTGGTAGGTATCGGTGGTAAAGATATCTTTAAGGTTGTTCTTAGATCGCTCGGATTTATTGCTAAGAACTTACGGTTCATACCGTTTATTGGTGCGCTTATAAGTTGGGCATTTGCATATAGTAGATTTAAGTCAGGAGACGTTATTGGTGGTGCAATTGATTTAGTAGCTGGGTTTACTTCATTCCTACCACCACCTATCGGTATACCGCTAAGTATTGGTTTGGGAATTTTGAATGCTGTTCTTGATGCGAAATCTGGAGGAGCAACTGGTAAACAACAACAAGCAAAAGGCGACATGCTAAAGCGTTGGGGTAAAAAGATATTTGAGCTCGCTGCCAGTGTACCGCCAATTAGCAATGTATATCATTTAGCTAACGCTATTATACAAGGCGTTAGCGGTAACTGGAAAGCCGCGGCTAATCATTTCATGTGGTCTATACCACTTGTAGGAGATGTTCTTAGATGGTTTGATATTGGCGGATTCAAGACCGAAACTGGTGAGCCTATAAGAGGCGATAAAAATACATTCTGGGCTAGATTCAAATCATTTATATACGGTATGTCTCCAATTGCTCAGCTAGTCGGTGTGTATAAAGGTATAAAATATGCCCTTCAAGGCCAATGGAAGCTTGCTGCGACATCTCTTGTATATGGTATACCATTTGTAAGCACAGTTATAGATTGGTTCGGAGGTCCCTCTACTGCTGAAGAGGCGGTAGAAGATATGGGAAATAAAAACGGGTTCTTCCAAACCATTAAAAATTATATGTTAGAGTCGTTCCCTATAAAGAACCTCGTGCAGTTTGTAACTGGTGTTAAAAGCGTTTTAACAGGAGACGTTGCTAAAGGTTTTCTCGACATGGGATATGCATTACCGTTGTTTAGTTCAATATCTAGTTGGTTAGGAGGCCCTGCTTCTGGAGATGAAGCAAAAGAGACATTAGGTGATAAAACTAGCTTCTGGTCTAGAGTAAAACAGCTTGTATATGGTATGTCGCCCATAAGTTGGATTATAGGCATAGGAAAGGGTATAAAATATGCCGTACAAGGTAAATGGCAATTAGCGGGTTCGTCGCTCGTATATGGTATACCGATGTTAAGTACTGTTATTGCTTGGCTTGGAGGGCCCGCAACAGCTGAAGAAGCGGTAGAAGATATTGGTAATAAAGACGGCTTTTTCCAAAGTATAAAGAATTATATACTTGGAATGTACCCCGTTAGAAATTTCGTACAATTTGGTGCAGGTATTAGAAAAATAATAGGCGGTCAAATTATGTCCGGTCTAACAGACGCAGCTTATGCCATTCCATTGCTTGGCAAAATTGCAGGGTGGTTAGGCGGACCTGAAACAGCTGAAGAAGCGCAAGCTGATCTTGGAACTAAAAACGGTTTCTTTAACAGCATCAAAAATTGGATAATGGAAAGATATCCAGTTAAAAACCTTTTACAGTTTGGACAAGGTATAGGTCAGATATTTGGTGGCGAATTTATAGGTGGCTTATCTAACATGGCTTATTCCGTACCATTCTTTGGATCGCTTGTTTCATTCTTCGGAGGGCCCGAAACAGCTCAAGAAGCGCAGCAACAAATTGCAACAAACGGTTCTGGATTTTTCAAATCGTTCAAGCATAGGGCTTTGAGAAAGGTACTTGGATGGGTACCTAAATCGGTACTTGGCGTATCTGTTAGGAGTAGAGTAGCTAAGATCTTAGGCATTAACATGAATGAGCCTATTCAAGATGATAATATCGCCGGCGAAGCAGATAAAACAGCTAAGACAATTGATACATCTAGCAGCTCATTAAATAAAGCAAGTCAGAATATATCTAAATCAACTAAGAAGATTGAAGACGCTTCAGCCGGCTTTGGTAAATCAAGTCCCGGTGTCTGGGAATATCTAGACTCCGCAAGCGAACAAATAAGC